CCTATCGCCGGCGCACCTGGTGCTGGCCCAATAGCACAACCTGCCGCGGTTGGTATACAACCAGCAGTTCCTGGGCCAGCACCAGCAGCCCAACCTGCTCCTGTCGCAGTTCAACCGGCAGTTCCAGGTGCACCTACAACCGCAGGCCTAACTCCTGCACAACGCGAACAACAAACTAAGTTAGGCACAGCACAGGGCGAAGCAAATATTGCAGTTGGTAAAGCAGAACAAACAGAATATGTTGAAAAGACTAAACCTGCTGTTGGCCAAACAGCCAGTGATGGACAAGCTGTTGCCAATGCTCGTCGTCAACAGTTAGATATTATCAAGCGTAATCCAAGCATCATTAATATTATGAATGGACAAGGCACAACATATGATCAAGCTCGTAGAATTATGATCAATGCTGTCAGCGGTGCATACGGTGCTGAAGATCGTCAACAACTAGCACAAGACTTGGGCAAGGTAATGAACAAATTAACAGAAGCCGAACAAGGCGCATTAACTGAATTCGTTAACTTGAACACAGTGGTTAATTCTAAAACTCTGCGTGCCAATGCTGGTCCAGGTGCAGTCAGTGATGCTGAACAGCGTGCTAACAAAGAAGCCAATATTGGTAATGTTGATAGTATTCCTGTTTATGCGGCTATGGCTGGATTGAATCGTAGTCAGTTCACAGGCGATTTGGCAGCAAGTAAACAAGCATTCATGGATGCTCACCCTGAATTTAAAACAACTAGTCAGTTCAATAGTGCATGGCAAAAAGAAGAAGCATTACGCTTACGCGAATATCAAGCAATTGCCAAGGCTCGCTTTGATGTAATGGGTCGTGCACCTGCTCCAAGTGCTGGACCAGAAGCAATCGCAGCCTATAGAGATCGTGTATTCCGTGCATTTGAAGCATATCCTGCACCACAATATGATGTAAATTCAGGCAAATGGAATTATCAAACAGCAAATGCTCGCAGAGCGGCAATGGCAGCAGTATTAGGACAATAACATGGACCAAGAACAAATTGACAAATTACGAGCAGCAGGTTATAGCGATGAAGATATCCGTGATTACATAGCTAATCAACCTAAGGCGGCCGGTGTAACAACACAAACACAAGCTGAATCATTGCCAGAAGTTGATGTTACTAAACCTAGTGATACATTAACACAAGCACAACAAGCTGGTATTCCTGCAGGCGCAAGAGAAAGCGGTTTTTGGAGTGATGTGGCCACAGCGGCTCCGGTTGTATTGGCAGAACATGCAGGTAAGGTTGCTTTAGGTGGCCTAGGTGCTGGTGCATTGGGTGCCGGTGCTATGTATAAACGCGGTAAAGCCATGGAATTGGAAGCAGAGCGTCTAAGACAGCAAGGTATTCAAAATCGTTTTGATGCTCGCATGGCCGCACAAGAAGCCAATGCAGCAAGAGCGACACAGGCAGCACAGGCAGCAAAGCCTATTGCACCAAGTCCTATATTAGATGCCGCAGGTCGTCCTATGGCACCTAGTGTGCAACCGGTTGCTCCCGGTGCCACTCCAATGGCACAAGGCGCACAAATGGCAGAACAGGCAGCGGTTCGTGCTCCAAGTATTTTAGATAAAACAACCAGCATGATTCGTCAATTGGCTGCAAATAAAGTTATGCAAGGCTTGGCCAAAGGTGCTAATGTATTGGGTGCGGCACAATTAGCCGCTTATAGTCCAGAACTCGGTCCGCCGGTTCCGCAGGTAGGCAGAATGAGAGGCATGGAGATAAATCCTATGACAGGCCGCCCATGGACACCTGAACAATTAAGAGCATACAATGCTAACCCACAACAATTTGATACAGCCTTGGGTGCTGCTCAAATGCCAAGATAAGGAAATGAAATGACTACAGCAGAACAACTAAAACTAATCTTTAATAACAACTTTGTTGCTTATTTTAGAAGTCACGCCGCACATGTAAACATAACAGGCCGCAATTTTGTCAGCGACCATAAATTGCTACAAGGTGTGTATGAGCGACGCCAAGAACAAATTGACGCTATCGGCGAATTACTACGCACCATGCAGAAATACATGCCCTGCGATATTAATGATGTTGTCTTTAACAGCGAAATCCCCACAGATGCCATTGAAGGCACCGCAGATGAATTGTTAGAAACAGTAATGATGGATCTACAACATTTGTTAGAAGATTATAAAGCATTAATTATTATTGCAGATACTGAAGACATGGAAGAAATTAGTAATTACGCACAGGATCAAGCATTAGATTTAGAAAAATCTATTTGGATGATTCGTAGCACATTGGAGTGAGTTAAGCCGCCAGGGCACTATGAGTAATCCGGAGCTTTTGCGGCTTTCTCTCCGGGGCAACAAGGGAATTGGCAGACCCAACTCTGTCGTGCTCAACTAAACAGATGGTTAGGAATAGAATTAATATCAACTTGTTTATATGCCACGCTGCCCCTAATGATATAACCGGCTCGTTCATGCAAGCGCATAAAAACATTTTGATTTTGACGAAGAGTTGAACTAAGAATGATAGGACATTTTGTAATTTGTGCAAAGCGTTCCCAAATTGTTAATTCATCTTCAAGTAAAAGTATGCGATGACGCAGACTTAGATCGGGATCAACATGAGCCATACGAATACTGACCATGGATTCTTCGCTGTAAATGGTTTTGTCGCCACTCTTTGCCCAAGTATAAGCAATGATGCGATTGTTTTCATTGCGCGAAATAGCCAACAAATCAGTGCTTCCGGTATAATATTGATTGACCAATCCCATAACAAGGTTGTGCGCTAACACATTAGGATTGAATTTGAAAATTGTGTTTACTTCATATTGCACTTTTAGACTAAGATCTAAAAGCTCATTGGCATCAGTGAGTTGTGCGTATGTCCAAGTGTAATTCATAGCATTGCCTTTCTAGTGTGGTAAAAACCTACTAAATACTTATATGGAAAAAGCAGAAGAAAAGAAAAGCAGAAAAAAAGCCCCCAGTCGCGGTGGTGCTCGCCCAGGTGCCGGCAGACCCAAAGGTGGTAAGAATCAAATAACCATTGCTGGCTTACTTGAACAAGTTCAAAAGCAAAGCAATGGCCAAGATTATGAAGAATTATTGATACAGGACTTTCTACAAGCCCGCGATAGTCATAACAAAGATCTATTGTTAAAGTATCACAACTTAATACTCAATAAAGTAATGAGCAGTTTAGCAAAGATTGAAGTTGAAGACAGCGCAGACGCAGTTGAAGCCAAGAAACTAGCCTTTGCAGATGCCCTGGCCAAATTGACCGGTATTCAAAAGGAATAAATAACACTATGCCGTTAATTAAATCTACAAGCAAAAAAGCATTCCAGAAGAATGTTAAAAAAGAAATAGCCGCAGGTAAGCCCCCAAAGCAAGCCGTGGCAATCGCATACTCTACTAAGAGAGCAGCGGCTAAAAAACCTACTAAAGGAAAATCAAAATGAAGTTTGAAAAAGTAAACCCAGCAACTGGTGCGGCTGCTCCTGGATTTAGTCGTGGCAGTGACAAATATAGCAAAAATCAATGGAGTGGTCATAGCAATGATGGTCGTCTAGTTGATTTTGGTCGTGGTCCCACAAAAGGCAACCAAGACTATAATGGTATGCAAGGCAAACACGCCGAGCCTCCAACTCGTGCTGTGCCCGCAGTGAAGCCTGGCAAAGATATGTTTACAGGTCGCGATCAAGTTCGCACACCCGGTGGCACTCGTGCATGGAGTCCAAGCGCAGGTCAAAATTATAATGGCAACGCCGACAAAATTAATGTAGGTCGTGGTCCTACTAAAGGGAATACACAATAATGGCAGCATATCAATTACCCATTAGCGGATCAAGTAACGCAATTGCCGTTAGCGATACTTCAACCATACATGTTTGGACTCTAGATAGAAGTCAACTTGAAACTGCTACTACTTTAACAGGTGCTTTACCACAATATTTAAAAATTAGTAATGTTGGAAGTATTACAGCATACATAGCAGTGTCAAATAATTCATCCATGGATGCCATAGTTCCGGGTTCAAGCGTTGTTGGCAATACTATTCCAGTTTTTCCAAATACTTCTATAGATATTCAATTATTTGGTCAAGGTGGTCCAGCAAGTAGTGTGTATAATAATAATGGTTCTTGTTATATTGCGGCAATTACTGTTGAAAGCACAACGATATTAGTGTTAAACGCAGTTCAACCAGTTTAAGGAAAAATAAAATGAGCACAAATCCACAAGGCGGAAAAGCCATAAATCAAAAACGCGGTCCTACTACAGGTAACGCAGGCACTATGAGCAAACGCGATGCTTTTATGAAAGCAAAGTCTATGAGCGGTAGTGAAAAAAGTGTTTTAGCAGACATGGTCACCAGCGCACTTGAAATGCGTGGACGCGGACAAGCAGGTAAGACAAATCCTGCCTTGGAAGGCTTGCATGAACGCACTGGTCCTAAATCTAATCCAACAGCTAATGGTAGCAAGTTGCCATCAAAGTATAAGAAGTAATATATGAGCATGGATTTTTCATCATTTGGTAATGCTTTTAGTGGTCCTAATCCTTTTAATGTTCTACCCGGCCGGGGTGGATGGTATCAAGGTATACCTTCAGCTGATAATCCTAATGTCGGCATGGGTTTTGGCATGCCAGCAGGAGCTCCCATATATGGGCCATACTCCCGCCTGCCAGGCGTCAGCATTGGCTTACCAGTAGAGCGTAATCAACCACAAAACTACGAACCGACTCAGGCGACACGAAATAATCCTAATATAGGTATTGGCTTTGGTATGCCACCACAAGGAGGTATTGGCCTAGGTAATCAACCACAAGTAGCCGGCCCCGTTGCCCCAAATCAACAAGCCGCTAGTCAATATCAACCTTACTTTCAGCAAATGCGTCAAGGCGTTAATAACTTGACACAAACTTTACAACAAATGGAAAACTTGCCGGGACAACAATATTCAGGCAGTAATCAAAATTTAAATTACTTCGCAAGCAAAGGCACTGACGGCGGGATTTAAATAACTAGCAACAATAGTTGCTGGCAATGACAAGGAAATGAAATGAAAAAATTAACACCTCCATCTACCGCCAAGGTAGAAAATCCATGGGACGACACAGCCCCACAAGAACCCACAGCAGAAGAAATCCGCGAAGTAGCAGAACAAATTGCTGCCGCGGCACCACAAGCACCTAAATCCGTCAGCAATGCCGAATATGACATTGATGGCTTGATGACAGACTTCCCCACAGCCAAAGAATTAGAGCGTTTTGTATTTGATGAAACAGGCATAGTATTGAACCTAAAAGGTCGCGCTAACAAACTCAAATACCAAGTGGCCATGGATGTGCTTAATGGTCTAGAAGTTGACGCTAAATTCATAGGTGGTGAAAACCCATATATTGATAGAACAGAACTAGTTCCTGTTGAAGAACTAAAAGATGCTCCTGCACGCGATAAACATTTACCGGATCGCGCACAAGTTCAAAACTTGTTTGTGTCCAATCAAATTCCACATACCGACTTTGAAAGCCGTATGCAGGATAAGAAAGTATCAGTTATCTTCCGCAAATACAAAACAGGTGAAATCAGTTATGAAATTCTTGGCCCTGTTGATCAACGCCCACATGGTGTTAAACTAGACAAGTATGGTCGCGAACGCCCTGAAGTTATTAAATGGGTTGATCCCCGCAGTGGCGAACAAACTATTGTGCGTAATGATGGAACAATGACTCCACAAGGTCGTAAACTTCGTGCGCTAATGCAAAGTTTCAAAGTTAATAAAAGCAATTACTGGGATGTATGGATTGACCGTGAATTCATCAGCTTAACAGATAATGTTGTTTCTAATGTGTGGGATTTAGATCAATGACACAAGATGTAAAACGAGGTATAATTGACCAAGCGCAACAACAGCGCATGGCTAGAGATACGCTAATTTTACAAAAGGTCAATAAGGCACAACGGGAAGCGTTTTCAGTGCGCTTTCCTGTTGCCTGCGAGCATATGATGCGCTTAACGCAGGAACGCTTGCAAGCAATGCTGACTAATAAACCCACGGATCTAGCAGATCCAGAAACTTGGACAGCTACAGCCAGTGAAATTAGAGATCTCAGTGAAGCCTTATATTATCTCAGTTTAATCAGCAAAGAATATCCAATATTCAAAGGAGAACAAGATGAGTCTCATGCATGAAATGATTCTAACCAATATTATGCATGACGAATCAAGTTGTGTTGATATTGGGGGTAACTGGATTGAAGCAGATGCTTGTCATGTTGCACTTAGATTTAATGAAGACGACGAAGAAGATGTAGAATTTCACATGCTTATGAGCAGTGAAAATCTAAGAATGTTAAGAGCATGGATTGATTATAAATTGGCTGAACAGCCTATGAATTTACAGTGAGGTCTTATGCTTGGCGCAGAAGTCTTAATGAGTCGTGCTTTGCGTTATGTTGTTGATGAACACAAGTTAACCGTTGATGCTCTCAAAACTATTCCGGGCCCGTTAAAAAACCAATTGGAAGATTTGGCTATAACAGTAGCCGATGACATGCGATACAATAGCCTAAAGTATTTTAGGCCCTTTGATCATCAACGCAAATTCTTTGCCACAGGTCAATATGACCGCAGAGGTATTCTTGCTGCTAACCGAGTTGGTAAAACTGTTAGCACATGTTATGAAACTGCCATGCACCTAACTGGCTTATATCCGGATTGGTGGAATGGTTATAGATTCACTACTCCTATTACTTGTATGGTAGCAGGTGAAGGTTGGAGTCAGGTTGCATTGGTATTACAGAATGAATTGTTGGGAACACAGGATGTCAAAATTACTGAGAATTTGGGAAGCGGTGCAATACCTCGTGATTGCATTGTTACTGATACTATGCGGAACGATGGGGCTAATTGTATCGGTGTTGAAATTCGCCATAAATCTGGTGCTAACAGTTATCTCCTATTTGCCAATTACACACAAGAGGTCAGGCAATTACAAGGTTTCAAACTTAATTTGGCAGTTTTTGACGAACAGCCGCCAGACGATTTCTTTAGTGAAGTGGTTACTAGAACCGCTACTACACAAGGTAAAGTCCTTTGTTCGTTTACGCCCTTGAAAGGTCTTAACGGACTTGTATCAAAGTTCTGGAACAAAGAACCTGGCTATGAATTTATTCGCGTAAGCTGGGACGATGTGCCTGAATATAGCCCATGGGGCGAACCATTCTTGTTGAAAGAAACAAGACTACAATTAGAACGAGATTATTTGCCACATGAGCGCGAAGCTCGTATTGCAGGTAAGCCTGTTATGGGCAAAGGTGCCGTGTTTCAACTTAACAATTGGCCCACATACAAAACTGGTGAATATGATTTCACACGCATGCCAAACATACAAAGAGTTATTGCACTTGACTTAGGACTTGTAAATGATAAAACAGTTATTAGCCTTATGTATTGGGAACCGGCCGAACGAACTGCTTTCCTCCACAAACAAATTGTTGTGCAGGGTGTGGAAGAAGCTGTGCCTATTCAGTATATTAATCATTTACTTCGTCCTGAGGTGTTTGGTTGTCCTATTGTTTTACCTGCTGATGCATCTACTCCTGGCCGATATACCATGAGTAGTAATAGTGTTCGCGAGTTGTTTGAACAATATGAATTGAATGTCTTGCCTGATCCTATTATGAACCCACCGGATAGCCAAGGACGCAAAACTAATCACAAAAGTTTCGGCATAAACCAAATGCGTCAAATGTTAGAAGTTGGAAGTTTATTAGTTAATGAAAACTGCACACATTTTCTCAGCGAAGCACAGAATTATTTCGTAGATGAAAAGGGCCGATTCAGCGATCCCGATGACTGCATTGATAGTGCCCGTTATGCATTGTTAGCATGTCTACAAGGAATCGCCGAACCCTGGGATAACAGAACCCCGCAACAGCGAATGATGGCACAGCGAGATAGATATATTACTAGAGATTACTCAAACAAACCTGCTTGGAAACAATTACATGACCCGAATAATTAAAGAATTTTTTAGCGATAGCACCGGTGATTTTAGCATGACACGCTTCTGGACCAGTGTTTGCTTTGCTACTTGCACATGGGCAATCATACACAAAGTTGATACACTAGATTGGACTATGCTGTTGGTATACGCAGGTATTGTGGGCGGCGTAGATATTGCAAAGAAATGGATATTAAAATGATAGAATCTTTATTCATCTGTGCCATTGAAGGCAACACAATGATATTATGCGAAAAACACGCAAAAAGCTTTGAACTTGCCGCAATGACAGCAGAAACGCCACATACTATCATAGAAATGGAAGATGAAGACCAAGATGGGCATAAATGCATGGCCTGCAATTTGCAAGACGAGCTGACCCGCCCTAGGATCATCCTGCCTGATTAAAAAAACGCTAAATAATACGATAATAAGGAAATACCCTTCTATGTTAGATATTAAACACATACCGGTTCAAGACATCAATCAAAATGTCAAGCAAAACGCTACTTTTGTTCGTATGAAGAACCAAATGGATGTTAAAATGGCATCCTACTTACGCTACCTAGGAACTAAAAATGCCGTTAACCGTGCAAGTGATTATCATTACCTATGTCTTGCTGTTACAGATTCTACAGCCCCTGTTAACGGTATTGACTATATTCACCCCTCAGTCAAGCCAGTTGTAGATTATGCAACGGCAGTTATTGCCAAAGGCTTAATGCCTAACGGTGAAATTAACTTTGAGTTTGTAGCTGATGGCGAAATGGATGAAGTGGCTGCTAGACAGGCCACCAACATGGTCAGCAAAGTCGTAAACCAAATGAATGATCCGCACTTTATTTTAGAGCGTTGGGTCATGGATGCTTGTATGCACAAAAATGGCATGATGATGATCAAGCCTGTGCGTGAACAAATTACTCGTTATGTTGAAACAGAAGGCACTAATGAACAATTAAAAGCATTTGAACTACAGGCCGCTGATAGTGGTCTAACAACATTGCGTCAAAGCAAACGCCGTGTCACAGTTAACATGCCAGCAGTAATGGCAGAAGTGCAACAACTACTTGGCGAGAATCAAAAAGAGTTTGCTGGAGAAATGTTAGATCAACACATTGCCAGTTTGCGTGAATCACCAGAAGAAACAACACCCGAAACATTAGCAACAGATTCAGCGGAAATGATGCAGGGTAATCTAGACACACAAGAAGATCTTATTAAAGAAGCTGTTGCTCGCAATACAATTTACAGAGCAAAATATAAAGTAACAGGATATGGACTTAATATCAAGTTCCATCCTATTGCACAACACTATTGGATCTGTGACCCTACAGTTCCTGAAATGAAGGATCAACCATTCTGTGGTTACTATGATCCAATGACAATCCAAGAAGCAACTGAACTATATCCTGGCATTAAAGATGACTTGGAAGCATTTGAACAGTTTGCTGAATACAACATGAACGGTGCTTACCAAGCAGGCAGCGTATTAAACAACTTGGCTATTCATGCTAGAGATTCTGTGCCTGTTATGGGTATTCCTGTTAGCAGTGCGGCTAGTGCAGACCCAGACAGCAGACAAGTATCTATCGTCACAGTATGGAACAAATACGATATTGATGGCGATGGCGAACTAGAACTAATTGAATTAATTTACAGTGGCAGTTATATTATCAGTGCCCGTGAAGTAGAGTTTATTCCTGTAGCAAATATGTGTCCAAAACCTTTGCCCGGTAACTTCTACGGCATGAGTATCGCTGAATCGGTTATCCCGATGCAGGAATACGCTACCAGTGCGGCTCGTGCCGAAATTCAATTGGGTCTGTTAACTGCCACTCCCCGTATTGGTGTTAAGCCAGATAGACTGGACTTTGAAATGTTGCAGGATGGCGAAGCCGCTATCTTTATTTTAGATAGTAAGTTTGATCCAACAAAAGACATTTACCAAATTCCTCCTCCAAGTGGTAACTTAAACTTCTTGGAAACAGGCATGAACCGTATTCAACAAGATACAATGGCCATGATTGGTATGACTACACCTCAGGATGTATTCAATCCAGAAGTTATGGCACCAGGTAACAGCGGTGTTAAATTGCAAATGGCACTGACACCAAACCAAATTATCCAAGACAATACTATTCGTAATGCCGCAGAAGGTCTAAAGGAAGCACTATATTTGGTATGGAGAACTTTAATTCAGTATGGTGATGATTATGGCGTTAAGAAATTGGCTGCTGCTTCAAATCCTAATAAAACACCCGTATTCCTAGACTATCAAAGTTGGGATGAAATGACTGACATGTGCGATCGCAAGATGATTCATTTAGAACTTGCTATCGGTATGATGAGCGAAGAAAACCAATTGAATCGTTTGCAGTTGATTCAAAAGTGTCAAACTGGTTTATACCAAGCACTTCAAGGCTTATTACAACAAGGCACATTAACACCTGAACTTTACAAAAAAGTTAAAAAGCCTTATGAAGATACGCTATATGTTCTAGGAGTCAAGGACTGTAACTCATACTTGCCAAGCGATGATGAAGTTGCTAAGATGATTCAACAAGCACAAGAAGCAATGAAGAACAAACAACCAAGTCCAGAAGATCAAGCAAAACTTGCAAGTGCTGGTCTAGATGCTGCCAAGACAAAACAAATTATGAGTGAAGTAGAAGGCACTGATCCAGACACACAACTCAATTATATGAGTATTGCTACTGGTCATTCACAAGACTATGGGCACTAATGAATAAATTGAACTAAATAAACTTAGTAAGGAAAAGCAAAGAAAATGATAAGTGAAGACGCAGTGAATGCATATAACAGCCGCCTAACGCTGGATTTGAGTCAACCTAGTAAGTGGACTACAAGTCAAAAAGATCAAGTTAGACATTACGGCAGTCAAGCAGAAGCCCTGTTGAAAAGCCGGGACCTTGCAATGTTTGTGCATCACTTTAAATTCTCTATTGCTGATGAGTTATCTAATATTAGAGGACATTCAGCAGAAGAAAATGCCCAGCGAATTGCGTTCAGTCATCAACTCGCTGGCATAGACAGTTTCGTAAACAGTCTCTAAAGATCAGTTTACTTAAAAAACCGCGTTGGTAATGCAGAAGCACCCGACGCTTAAAAGGAAAAAGAAATGACAGAAAACACAACGATCAGTCCTAACGCCCCAGCTAGCGCGGCCACTGAACAAAGTGCAGTTCCAAGTTTGGATTCTATCGCTGCTAAGATGACCGCGATGCGCGAACAGACATTGCGTAATCAAATTAGACAGCAACCAGAACAGACTGCAACAGGAGAAGAAGAATCGGCAGATTCAACTTCCTCTGTGGCTCCCAGCGAAGCTGGTGCCGAAGTTGGTGATACCAGCAACGAAGAATATGCCGGCGACGATCATGCCGCTGAAGCCCCTGAAGAGGTAAGCGACAGCACAAATGATTCTACAGCAGATGAATTAATTGACTTTATTGAGTTCGCAGAAACGAACCCAAATGCCAAATTCAAGTTTATGAAGAATGGCAAGGAAGTTGTAATTGATGCTAAGAAGGCCGCGGCGATTCTTGGTCAAGGATCAGCAATACATGAAGAAGCAAGACAATTGAAAGTTGAGAGAGCCGAATTTGACGAATACGCCAAAGAAGCTCGCAATCGCCAAGATGGTCTTACTTTGGCAATGGAATTTACTGTGCAACCAAAGTTGCAGAAAGCGTATAATGAAATCCTTAAAGTTCAAGGATATCAAACTACATTTCAACAACAATTGGCACGAGCAACGGACCCAGCAGATATTGCAAGGATCCATGCTAGTATGCAACAGAATGAACAGTATATACAGCAACAACAAAAGCAGATTAATAACCTGCGTCCAGCTGTAGATCAGTTCAGGCAAATTCGTGCTCAGCAAGTCAGCGAGGCTCTAACACAGGCTCGTAAACAATTCCAAGATAAGGAATTGAAAAACGAATATGTGTATAATGAACTTCGTGGCAAGATTGAGAAGATTTGGCCCGCAGCCAAACACGAAAGCATACCAGGAATTCCAAACATTGATCTTGTCGCAGGCGACGAGACATTGTTAAGTTTAGTGCGTGATGGTCTCCGTTATAGAGACAAGCCCACAACTAAAAGTGCCGGAGCAAGCATTGCGACATTGACAAGCCGAAAAGGTTCCAGCAACACTTCAAAAGGTCCAGATGACAACATCGCAAAACTTCGTGATCAAGCCAATAGAGGCGACAAGAAAGCCGCCGACAACCTGCTAGTAGCACAACTCCAGAGGATTCGTGCAAGCAGGGGTTCAAGATAATTTAAGGAGCCATAAATGGCAGAAATTACAACCAGTCAAATTGGTAACGGCACAACCGCATATGGTAGTGACATCGTTGTCAAAGATTTGGACCTAGATGTGTCCAACCGCGTTAAGGACGATACTCCTGTTCTTAACATGGCTATGAGCAAAAAGCGTAAAGTTAATTCTACTTTACCTCTATGGACTGACGATATCTATCGCACTCCAGCAGTTCAAGCCCAAGTTGAAGGTGCTCAAGTTGCTACCTCTCAAGCTGAAAGCAATAGTCGTTACAACCTAGGTAACTACACACAGATTTTCAGCACAGTTATCGCTTCCAGCGGAACTGCTCGTGCTGTTATGCAAGCTGGTGGTGACCCACAAGCTTACCAAGAAGTCAAACAGCTAATTGAATTGATGTTTGATGTGGAACTACAATTAGTTCGTAACGACCAGATCGGCACAAAGTATGCTGGTCAAAGCGGAACAGCAAGTGGTCTACCAAGTGGCCAAACTGGTCGTCGTATGGGTTCTCTAAGTTCTTTCGCAGGAACATGGAGTTTCAATACAACCAGTGGAACACTAAGTGGTTTAGATACATTCTATAACAACGAAGATACAGATAGTTCTACACAGATCAGCAATGCTCTACGCATTTATGCTAACGGTAACTACTACTACAACGGCACATTTACTAACCAGTATTTCAGCCCAGCTTTATACAAGCAGTTAGTTACTACAGCTGAACAGCGTTACAACGCTAAGATCCGCACAGTAGTTGCTCCAACAAGCCTACGCACTTCTATCAGCGATAACATGCCACAAAGCAGAGGTATCAACCGTGTTGATTCTGCTCGTGGTGATACAATCAGCACATACGAAGGCGATTTCAACTACACTTACGAAGTTTATGATTCTTGGATCATGGACCAAGTAAACGCTAACAGCATTTTCTTCCTAAATGAAGATGTTGTTCAGTGGGGTAGCTTGCGTGACCTAGGTCCTAACAACGAAGTATTCAGCAATGCTGACGCTTCTCTAGACCAGTTCATCATGGAAGGAACATTGATTGTTCGTAACCCAGCTGGTGTTGGTGTTCTAGCTAACATCACAGCAGGCACAACTGCACAGGCAAGCTTGCCAGGTGCTCGTCCTGCCGCACTAGTAAGCCGTGTAAACTTCGGCGCTGGCGATGTTACACCTTAATTCTTAGGAATTACTCAGTAACACAAAGGGCTCTTAGGAGCCCTTTTTCATTGTAGGTTTGGTATGATTAAAACACGCTAAATACTTGTATGACTGATTACAACAAACCCGAATACTTAGATAATACAGATCCCGAAAAGAATTGGGATTATTACAGACAAGACCATGGTGGCATGATCACCAATCACAACGGTGTTGCGGATAAGCTATTGCAAAATAATGATTTATATCGCAGCATGAAAGGCGATTGGAAGCGCACCGAAGCCAACAAAAGCGGTAATATCATTGTTACCACAGGCCGTGAAGATGGTAAGTTTTACATCAAACGCGAACAACAAAACATTGAAGCTATTAAAGAAGGCGTGAAAAATTACAGACACGCCGCAGAATTGGGCATACCAGATCCAATGGCTCCAATAGGCGAAGATGGTAAACTAACATATAAGTGGATGGATCTTCCTAATGTTATTGCTATTCGTATCAGTGATCAATACTTTGATGGCATTCCATGGAGCGCACTCAAAAACGACAGAACACTCAAAGCACAGTTCTACCGAGTAGTAGAAACAGAATACCCAGAGTATGTAACATACCCCGGTGGTAAACTACCTATCCCTGTTGCGGTTCCTTACCCAACTAAAAAGGGTGAGAAAAAATATTTTAAAGGACACTAAACATGTTTGTTATACCAACCGCAGATGCACTCGTAAACTATATCAAAGACTTTACTGGTAGCACAAGTGATGCCGAAATTAAGCAATGTATTTTTCTCGGCGAATTATCAATGCGTAACATTGAATTACCCGCATTGCGTAGCGATCCTTATGATCCTCAATACATTGGCATTGTTGACAGCGAAGGTGGTATACCAATTCCCGGCGACATGAACAAGCCAATCTTGTTCTTCAAACAAGGACAACAATATTTGACCACTGTATCTGCCACAGGCAACAGTGGCGAATCTACTATTACATTAACTGCAACACCTAATAGACCAATCACTGTTGGTATGGCAGTAACAGGCACAGGTATTGGCGTAAGCGCCACAGTTACTATTGTCAATGGTGCAAGTATTACATTAAGTGTAGTAAACAGCGGCACAGTTAATGGCAATGTTACTTTCGTAACTCCTGCTCCTGCAAGTCAACAAAGCCAAACTGGTCCATGGATTGTTTATGATCGTATTGGTGA